ATAACAGATATGGTTTATCTTCTGCTCTTGCTTATGCAAAACAAGAAAAAGAAGAATCTGTTATTAATAAAATTAAGGCTATTTATAAAGAACTTGACCTTGATGATGATTCTGATGGGAAGGAGGATAAAGAAATGTCTGAAATTGAATTTTCTGCCGTTAATATTAGCGACCTTTGGGGAAAATTATATAGTGCTATGAGGCGGGAGTATTATATTAAAGGTATTTATGAACAAGATAATCAAAAGTTTGCTATTGTTTATGATGATGATACGAAACTTTATCGTCTTGACTTTTCTTTAACAGAAGAGGGTCTTATTCTTTCAGATGAAATTGTCGAAGTTAAAGAAGAATTTATAGAAACCGAAAATATGAAAAAGTTTGCAGAACCAGAAGATGTTGCACAATATCGCAAAGAAGAAAAATTAGAAGAAGAAAAAGAACCAGAGGAAGAAGATAAAGAAGAAGAAGATTCTAAAGAGGAAGAAATGGAAGAACAAAAAGAAGAAGGGTTCACAATCGAAGATTTGCAAAACCGTATATCTCAATTAGAAAAAGATATTGAGGAAAAAGATAATATAATTATGGGGCAAAACGAAGAATTAAAGACTCTTAGAGAATTTAAAGATGAAGTAGAAAAGAAAGAAAAGGCTACTGCTGTTGAATCTTTAATTGGTGAAGTTTCTGAATTTTTAGATGAAGACACAATTAAAGCTTTACGCTCTGAAGGTTTAGCTTGCGAAATGTGCGATATGGATGGTTGGAAAAATAAAGTTAAAGCGTTTTGTTTCACAGCTATTAAGAAACAACCAAAAAAGAAATCTTCTGATGTTTGGAGTTTTAGTGCTCCTAAAAATAATCAAGAAGAAAAGAAGTCTAATTCCGTTTGGGATAGAATTTAAAAAATATTTATTTATAAAGGAGAATATTAAAAATGGCTAATAATCATGGATTTATTATTGGTACTCATTGCGCTTTCTGGGATGTTGATAGTTTAAATTTAGTTGGCATTGATGCCTCACATGATATTGACAATGGCACTTTTGTTGCCCTTGGTGATATACTTAACACTACTGGCGTTATTGACGAATATGTGTTTGCGGTTTCTGCCGCAAGTGCGAGTGATTATGTGGTTGCTACTCCCCCTGTGGGATATGACTTAGAGATGCAACTCTTTGAAGACCCCCGTTATTTCTACAACAAACAGGGTCAACCTATGAGCGTTAAACATCTTCAAGTTGGTGATTGCATTGAAGTTGATGAAAACTGCTTCTCTACTGCTCCTACTACTGGCACTTCTACATACGCCGCTGTGACTTCTGGCAAACTTGTTGCTGGCACAACTGCTACCGACCCATTTAAAATCCTTGGCGAACATTCTGTCGATATTGGTGGAACTCCTGTTAAGACTTGGGTACTGATGAAGGTTAAGTAATTCAATTATATAAAAAGTTGAATTATAAATAATAAAAGAAAAGGAGAATTTTAAATATGAATCTTTCTAATGAAATTATTGCTTTTGCTAATGGCAATACTGATTTTTATGTTGCGTTTGCCGATTATCATAATCATAAAGCCGCTGAAGAATGGGGTAAAGTTTTTGGGTCTTATGACAAGAATGTTTCCCTTTCTGAAAAGGCTGAAAAAGTGAAGAACGCTTTCTTTGCTGAAGTGGAGCGTCTTTCAAATTGCCCTCGTACAGAAAATAATAGTGATGCTTGGATGGCGAATCCTGTTGTTCGTTGGGCTTATTTCGCCATTATAAATGCGGCTGTTAATGTGGTTCTTCCTGCTTATGTGTCTGCCACATTTGCCCCATTTGTGGATTTTCGCACTATCGGTTATGCTGATGTTGTGAATCTTAAAATCCCTCCCAAAACCCTGTATACTGTTTCTCGTGGTGCTCGTGGTGAGCGTACTTCTTTCCGTCAGAAGAAATATGCTGGTAACATTCAAGTTGCTCCTATTGAGCATATTGTGACCACTTATGTGGACATGGCTCGTGTTTTAGCTGGTAAAGACGATTTAGCCGAAGCTGTTCGTGCTATTGTTATTTCCATTGAATTAGATATGAACGCTGAAATCATCGGCGCTCTTACTGCTGGTTTAGGTTCATTATCTTATCCTTCACAGTTTGTTGAAAGTGGTGCTTTTGATGCTAAGAAATTAGTGCAACTTGCCCAGCGTGTGCAAGCCTATAATGGCATGGCGAAACCTATTATTATGGGTACTGCTTCTGCCCTTATGAATGTTCTTCCAGATTCTACACAGGGTTATCGTATGGTGGTTGATGGCAAAGAGGGAACTGTTTCTTACATTAAGAACTTCTATGGCTTTGACCTCTTTGAACTTCCACAAGCCCCTACTGGCGTGAATTATGGCATGGCTTTAAGCGACAATATTCTTTATGTTATTAGTCCTGCTGTTGCCAAGGCTATTGTTGGTGTTATGTCTACTACATTAACTAATAGCAATGAATTTTATGATAATGCTGACATTTCCCAGAACTTTACTATGCGTAAAGGCTACAACTTCCAGTTTGTTGGAGCGGCTTGGGCTGGTCAGTATACTGTTTCTGAATAATTTATAATTATTAGGGGGGCTATTTATTTAGCCCCCAATTTTAAAAATAGAAAATAAGGAGAAAAAGGATAAAATGGGTATTGAAAAAAATAAAGAAGTAGAAACAACTGAAAAACAAGTTAAATCTAAAACACCAAAAGTCGATAAAGAAAAAGAAGAATTAAAAAATATAATTGAGAAACAAGAACAAAGAATTAAAGAGCAAGATAATCAGTTGTTAGAAATTAAACAACAATTAGATTTACTTTTAAAAGGTTCTTTAATAAATTCATATAAAGAAGATAAGAAAACAAAAAGAACCATTAAATTTGTTAATATGACTTCTGGTGGGTTTACTATTCGTGGAAATCGTCTTTATCATTTAGATAAGCAATTTGATTCAATTTCTTTTTCTGAAAGTGAAGCTAAGACGATTATTGCTAATATGCCACAGTCGATTGCGAATGGATTTTTATATATAGCAGATAAAGATTTTGTGGAAGAATGTGAACTTGATGGGGTATATGAAACCCTTATTGATGAAAAGACATTAAGGAATTTATTAAATAACGATTCTTCAGAAGTTTGTAATATATATAAAAATGCTTCAGATGAACAAAAGAAAATCATTGTTGATATGATAATTAATAAAAAGATAAATAAAGAACCAGTTGATGCCAATATTTTAGTTGAACTCGGTAATTTATGTGGACAAAAACTTATAGATATTGAACCTCTTGATGAGGAGTGATAGAATGACTTCATTCGATGATATTATTGATTTAGCTTTAATAACTGTCAATGATTATCGTTTAACGAAATTATTTAATAAAGATGAAAATTCTTTTAGAACATATTGTGATGGGTTTTTAATTTCTGCTATACCAGATTTCCCAGAGTGTAGGCAATCTTTAGATTATAATTTAGAACAAAGGAAATTTAGTTCTGATTTAACTTCAATAGAAAAATCTATTCTTGCAAATTTGTGGATAATTAAATGGTATTTAAGAGATAATCAAACATATGCTTTGTATAGGCAACATTTACAAGCCGCAAGTTCTTTTAAGAATCATAGTGAATCACAAAATCTTAAAGAAAATTCAGCTTATTTAGATAAGCTTAGAGAAGAATTAGATAGGCAAAAAGTTTCGTATCAATTAAGTGCTTTTTTTTCTGATAATGTTTTATAAATAGGGGGTATTAAAATGAAAGAAAAAGAAATATCTTCTATTTATAAAATTTTAGTTCTCTATGAAAAAATTAACGATTCTGAAGAAAATGCTAACAGTTATTTAAATTATATAGATAGATTATATGTTTATTGGGTTGGTGCTGATGAAAAAGAAATATATGAAATATTAAAGGGCTTATGGAAACTCGGAAAAGAAGCTGGACATAAAAGGGTTAAAGCTATGGTATTTCATATGATTGATATTATTAAAAAAAGAGGATAAATAAAAATGTTAAGATTTTTTAATAATATAATAAATAATGAAATAGACACTAATCCAGATGGGATGTATAGGGATTTACAACAAGAATTTATAAATATGCAATGGGATAATACTACTGCACTTTATACTGTTCAAGAACAAGAAGATATAGGAACTAATAAATATAATGATTTAGATGTATGGTTAGTACCAACTGTTGCTGATACATCAACTGGTATGAAAGATGTTAGAGACTTTAATAAACTTATATTCAAAGACATTAATCATAAAGTAAAAAGAGGATTAATGTATAAATTTGACAATTGTTACTGGATTGTTCATAGTTATAGTGAATATGATGGTGTTGTTCAAGATTGTGGTATAAGAAGGTGCAATAATACACTTAAAATTGTTGACCCTTTAAATGGTTCAATATTTTCTATCCCTTGTGTAGTCGATTATGACATGGCGGCATCAACTGTAAAAGTAACAAAGTATATTTTAACACCAAATAACCATGCGGTCATAATGGTTCAAGGAAATGAAGATACATTAAGACTTTTTAAAACAAATTCAAGATTTATTCTTTCTGGTAGACCATTTAAATTATATGGTTATCAAAATGCAGTAGAGTTTGATTTAGATGCACCATCTACTTTATTATATTTAGATTTATATTTAGATGAAATAATGGATGGTGATAATTTAGAAATTGGTTTAGCAGACAATGGGGTTTATGATTATTCTATTTCTATAAATTCACAAGATTTAACTTTATTGAATAATGCAATAGGAACTTTATCTGCTAATGTTTTATTAAATGGTATAGAAGTTAATAGAGATATTATCTGGTCTTCAAATAATAAAGATATTGTTGAAATAGATGAAAGTGGGAATTATACAGTTCATGGTGAAATTGGTGATTCTACTACAATTAAAGCTACACTTAATGGAAATTTGAATGTTTTTAGTTTAATAAATATTTCAATAGGCGATACTTTACAAGCTATAGATATTATATTAGAACCAGAATTTAATATTATTCGTCAATATGAATCTATTAAATTTAAAGTTAATGTTTATTATAATGGTGAATTATTAGAAGATGATTTAATACATACATCAGTTACACATGATGGTATTTTAAACATAACATCTTTAACAGATAATTATTATATAGTAACTTCTACAGGAATTTCTAATGAAGAACAGATATTGTTGATTAACGCATCAAGTCAAGATTTATATTTTGATAAAAGTGTGGCTATAAATGTTAATGCAGTAAGTATGTTAGGATAAAAGGTGTAAAATATGTTTAATTCATTATCTCGTTTGCCAACAGCCCCTTATAAAATACTTGAATTTTTAGCATTAAAAAATGAAAATATATGGAAGATGATTAAATATAATAGTTATGATGCTCTTTCACATGAAAATCTTACTATGTCGGAAAAATTATCATATATTTGGAAGACAGGAAAACAAGAAGATTATAGTGTCTTTTTAACAAATATAATTGGGGATGCAATTTGTGAAGAAAAATGCGTGTTAAAATGCTATGACTATTATATAAATGCTGATAATTTATATATTGCCACTCCTGTATTTGCGTTTGACTTTTTATATGGCGTAACAATGGCATTAGTTGAAAAAGATGGTGTGCCTGTCAATCGTGGGGATTTATTTATACATGAAATATTATCAACACTTAATGGCGTTGAAATAGATGGTATTGGAAAATTAATGTTTAACAAAAATCAAACACGATATGATTTTGCCAGAAGTGTTATTGCAGACAGCAAAAAATTTACAGGAGTACAAATATATATGAGTACAAATATGGGGGATTCTGGGAGTGGCATAAGTTGTGTCGATTGATATTGATTTTTATAAAAATACTTATTTTACTTTTGATGAATGTGTGCCATATAATTTAAAATGTGGCGAAACAATTTATTTATCGCCTGTATTTTTAAAAGATTATATGCTTTTTATTACAAGTTATGGTATATTAGATATTGATAAAAATTCTGTGAATGATGCTGAAATCATATCAATGCCATACTTAAAATTTTTAGTAAAAAAAGTTTTTCCATATTCAAAAGAATCAATACAACAATTTGTAAATATTTGTATTTTATGTATGGGACTTGTTAAGCCACAAATAAAAATGAATGATTTAAATAAATTTATTCTTTATGATGCTGAAGATGGTAAAAATATAAGTATTACACAAAAAGAATTTGAAGAAATAAAAAAAATAATTTTATATCAAAATCTTTTGAATTATGATGATGATTATATTAACCCAGAACTTAAAGAAAGTATGGAAGAACTTGATAGATTAAGAAACAAGAATTTAGAACCACCATCATTAGAAAGAAGAATGGCGATAATAACTTCTCATTGTGGACTAAATAAAAAAGAACAATTAAAAATGACAATTAGAAGTCATTCTTTATTATTCCAAGAAGTAAGCAAGGAAGTTGAATATATGTGTTCCAAACCTATTGCTATTTATGGTGGTAAATCTGAAGTTATTAATTGGATATTTGATAAGAAAAAAGGAAAATTTGATGATTATATTACTTCTAAAGAATCATACAATATAAGTATGGGTGGGGATGGTAATGTAATTAAGACAAATAATATAAATAAAGATTTAATTTCTCAATATGAAAAATTTCAAGGAGGATAAGAAATTATGGCTCAAAATCAATTTTTAGCTGGCGTTGGTCGTGCTTTATTATTTGATGGGGATAATTTAATTGGTGTTGCTAAGACCTTAACAGAATCAACTTTTAACTTTAGTATTTCAAGCGAAGAAATTCGTGGTGGTCAAGGTAATGCTTTATTTGGTAAGTATTTCCATGATAGTAATTTAGCTATTACTTTAACCGATGCTATGTTTAAACTTGAATATCTTGCCGCTAATCTTGGTGTAGATATTTCTATGGGTGGTCTTGCTGTTTATGAATCTCCTGCGGCTGGTGAAGTTGCTGGTGCTGGCGGTGCTATTACTTTAACTACTGTTCCTGTGGCTGTTAATGGTTCGCTTTTAGCTTGGTATAAGAAACCATCCGAAACTTATTGGAATGTTGGCACAATCAATAAATCTGGGGAGACTTATACGATTGTACCAGATGGTGGTTCACAAAATGATGTTTATTGTGTGAAATATTTCTATCAGAATGAAAATGCTCGTAGTATTCTTATTAATACACAATATGTTCCTAAGACTTTACATTTAGTCATTATGAACGATTTATTTTCTGGTGATACTGCCGATATTGGTTCTGCTACTCGTTATGGTCGTATTATTACCGATATTCCAAGTTTCCAGCTTGAGGGTAATCAAGACCTTAACTTAACTGCTACTTCTGCCGCTACTATTTCACTTACTGGTAATGCCCTTGGTGTTGAATCTGGTATTTCTTGTGAAGAATCACCATATTATGGCACAATGACAGAAGAAATTTTTGGTACTTCATGGAAAGATGATGTTATTGCTCTTGCTATTGAAAATAGTGATTTAGAATTAGAAGCCGCTGAAACTGAAAAGCTTATTGTTCGTGTTGTGTATGGTGGCTCTGTTGCTTCACAACGTAAAGATAATAGCAACTTTACTTTTGCTGTTGAAAGTGGTGCTTCTGCTACAGTTAGTAATGCTTCTGGTTCTGAGGGCATTGTTACTGCTTCTTCTAATGGCACTACAATTATTTCCGCTACCCTTAAAAATAGAACAGATATTGTTGCTTATGCAACAGTTGTCGTTGGTTCTTAATTAGTTAGGATAAAGGGAAGGTAAGGCATATTTTTATACCTTCCTTCCCTTATTTTTTATTGAAATGTGTAAATATAGACAAGAAAATCATTGTAAAAAAACAGGGGATATATGCCCTTGGGTACAATGGTGTGGTAAAATAAATGCCTATAAAGAAAGACCGGGTATGATAGAATATTGCAAATTTTTAAAAGAAGATTTAGAACCAGTCCCAGATGGATATTATAAAGTCGAATTTGAAAGACATGGGTATTTATATATCATTTTTAAAAATGATGTTATTAAAGTAAAAAATCCATTTGATGATATTCCAAAATTTGTAAAAGTTAAATGTAATAAATCGGTCTATAAATTAAGTAAGTAGAGGAAGTGTGAATAATGCCAGATTTAGAGGAAAGGGTAAGTGGTATGGAAACAAGACTTACACGAATCGAAACAGAGATTCCTCACCTTAAAGAAAGTTTAGATAGGAATACACGCAGTAATGAAAAAATGACAGAAGTTTTAAATAGTTTAGAAAAAACTATGGAGAACATTAATTTTACTACAAAAACACAAGAAAAAGAAATAAAAGAAAATAAAGAAGAAATTGAAACTGTTAAATCTAAGGTTGAGGTATTGGAAGAAAAGACCAAGTTTGATATTTCTGAATGGATAAAGAAAAATTGGCCTTGGATTTTAATAACTGCTACTTTAGGTATAGGATGGGCAACTAATTATTTAAAGGTTTAATTTATGAGGGGGAAAAATAATGTCTAATAAAATGTCTTGTGGTGGTTTCCAAATAGATGGGACTACTTTGGTTGAACAAAATGGTATTCTTAAAGCTACTGCAACTGGATTGCCAGATGCTTCAAAAGCTAATAATGGACAAGGTTTAATTGTTGATGATGGTGAATTTGTGATTGGTAATTTACCACAAGGTTTGCCGACAGTTACAATTGATGATGCTGGAAGCACCCTTTATGTTGATGCTGAAGGTAAATGGGCAGTTAAAGCCCCATAAAATAAAGTTAGTTAAATTAAATAAAAGAGGATAAATAAATGAAGGAATTAAAAGGATTAAAAGATAAATATTCTGAAAATTTTGATATAGAAATTAAACAATATTTAACATTATCGCAAATTCAAGAAATAATAAATGCAGTTTTACAAGTAGAAACTTTTGAAGAAAGAGAAAATATTATTGATTATTTCTTATTAGTTTTTATGACTAATATAGAAAAAGAAGAAATTGATGAATTAGGCCCAGATATTTTTATTGAAAGTGGATTAATAGATGAAGTGAAAAATTCTATTAAAAATATAGATAAATTATTTGAGGGAATCGTTTATCACGAATCTACAGGAAAAGCGTTAAGGGCTATTTCAAAAGCTTTGCCTACTTATTTTGAAGAGATGAAGAAGAATGGCGTTTTTAACTGATGCTGAATTAAGAAATGCAATAGAGGGTGGATTGACTGTAGCTATTAAAAGTACAGTTGATGCTATTCATAGTAAAAATGAAGAAGAAATTGAACAAATAGTATATAACTATCCCCCAACTTGGTATGGAAGAACAGGAAATTTTAAAGATGCTTGGGAAACACAAGTTGGTGGATTAGAGGGCGAAATGTACTTTGATGAAGGAGAAATTTCTACTGGAAGTAAGGACGATGGTGTTCACGTTTCTGTTATTACTGGCGCTTCTATGGCGGCTGTTATGCCAGAAGTTATTTATCAATGGGGGCAAGGATGTATACTAAGACCAACAGGAAGAGATGCTTGGTCTGCATTAGATAGTTATTTAACCAATACACAAATGCGTTCTTTATTTGAAGCTGGTCTTAACGCATCTGGTCTTCCTTGGAAAAGAAGTACAGGGGCAATTACTGTTACTAAAACGAAATAAAATAATTTAAATGGATTGAAAGCGAAATAAAATGAAAAAAAATGATGTTATATTAGGATTAGATGCTTCTTCGGCATCTACTGGATTTAGCATTTTTGATAATAAGGGGCTTGCGGCATATGGTCTTATTAAACCAGATGGAATAGATTGGAGAGAAAGATTAGTGCATCAAGCCCCAAAATTAAAAGAAATAATAGAAAAATATCATCCAACAAAAATTGTGATGGAAGATGTTCCTTTAAATGGAAAAGGTGGCTTAAAAATTTTAGTTGTTCTTGGGGCGGTGCAAGGAATGATTTTGGGGCTTGCTTCATCTTATGGTATACCCATACAATTTGTTACTCCTAATGAATGGAGAAGTAAAGTTGGTCTTTTTACTGGGAAAAGGGATGAAACAAAAAGGGACGAAATGAAAAAGAAATCTGTTGAATTTGTTAATCAAGAATTTGGGTTAAATTTAAAATGGATTTCTAAATCAAGTAAATTTAATGAGGATGATATTTCTGATTCTATTTTAATAGCGTATAGCCAAATTTTAAACACATAGAGGGTGTTTAAGCCATAATCTCAAAATAAAGGAGTGTGAGAAATGGCAAGTAGCGCATGGAAAATTAAAGTTGGTGTAGAACTTGATACAAGTGATATACAAAGTCAATTAAATAGTTTTAATGGGAAAATAGATTTAAGTGATTCAACAAGAGGCGTACAGGGATTAACTTTTGCTGGACAACAAATGATGTTAACATATCAAGCCGCCCATGCTATATTTTCTAAATCAATTGGTGCAATTTCAAGTATGGCAAATCAAGTTAAGGAATTAGATAGTGCAGTAACAGAATTTAAAAAGGTGTCTGATTTATCTGGTTCTTCACTTGATAATTATGTTAATAGTCTTGCAAATGCTGGGTCGATTGTTGCAAGAACTGGTTCTGAAATGGTAGAAGCCGCAACGCAATTTAGAAAATCTGGGTTTACAGATTCAGAATCAGCACAATTAGCTACTATAGCGGCTTGAGATACAGGCCGAATATATAGTAATATATATAAAGAATAGGGTGAACTGCTGGAAACCTAAGTCGAAAGATATGGCAATCAGCAACCAAGATTATGTTGAAATACATAATAAGGCTCAACGACTATCGAAAGCAATCAAGTTTTACTTGATAAATGTAACTAATTATATTATAATTAGAATAAGGCGTTTTAACGGATGAAGCAAGTAGAGTAGGAGGAAGTGTCTGCCTCCGAAGCGCCCTACATCTTTTTATTTAAGAAGATGATGATATAGTCTTAACTTATAAGAAATTTATAAGGATATTTAATTTGTATAAATTTATGTGGAAAACTAAAAATAATATTCCTATGAAAGAGGAAATAGCATTTTTAAAATTTGAAGAATATGGCTATACACCTTTAGAACATTATAAAAATAATATGACAAAAATATGTTGTCTTGATAAAGATGGATATAAAGTAATGATTGCCAGAACATCATTGGGAAAAGTAAAAGAATATCAAAGATTTTCTGTTACTTCAAATCCAGAGAATTATATAAACAATATGAATATATTTGGTGAAAGAAATAAATATCCATCTATAGTTTTAGATTATTTACCTTCTACAATAAAGAATCATGTAAATTTAAAATGTAAATGCGAATGTGGTAATATTTTTATATGTGATGCAAATTCTTGGAAAAGGAATGAAAAAACAAGATGTAATTATTGCAGTTCAAAGATTTCTAATATAGAAAGAGAAGTAATGTTATTTTTAAAAGAAAATAATATTACTTATATTCATCAAAAGAAATTTAAAGAATGTAAAAATAAAAGAGAATTACCATTTGATTTTTATTTACCTTATTATAATATATGTATTGAGGTAGATGGAGAACAGCATTTTTATAATACTCTTTATAGAAACGAAAAAGCTTTTGAACAAAGAAAAATAAATGATAACATAAAAGATAATTATTGTTTATCTAATAATATACAATTAATAAGACTAAGATACAATATTATAAGAAATAATAAATATAAGGAGATATTAAAAGACAAATTAAATATCCGTTAAATTGACACTTTAACGTAAAATTTTTGATGTATCAAAATGTAGCTGATACAGCAGTTTCATCACAAGAAGCTGCATCTTCTATTGTTTCACAAATTCGTGCTTATGGTGAAAGTGCTGAGTTTGCAACACATATTATAGATTCCTATAACGCAGTTGCTAATAACTTTTCTATTGGTACTAATGATATATCGAAAGCTATGGAAGTTGCTTCTGCTGGCATGGCAACTTATGGAAATAGCTTTGAACAAACTATTGGTCTTGTAACTGCTGGTACAGAAATTATGGTTGGACGTAGTTCGCAGGTAGCGAGAGGGAAACAAAAAGCCCCCTGTGTATAGTAATATGCACTAAGAACAATCCTAAACCCAGTAATCCCTAAAGCTCTTTTACCACAACATAAGGATGAAATAAGCCTCAGTGTGATGGTGCGAAAGTATTAAAAACAAAAGAGATAAGATATGGCAAAAACCTAAGTCTTGGCATTTATTTAATTTTATAATATAATGCAAATGGGTGTTTGGGTGCGAAGTTCCGAATAGGAATGTGTCAAACGACTATCCCTTTGGTGATATAAAATCACAATAGGAGTAAGGCCGCTATGTCTAAGGCGGTGGGTGAAATTCCCTTAAATTGAAATGGATTGCCCCTTGTTTTATAGGGTGAAGAAATAGTCTGCTCTCATATGAAAATATGAGGAATAATTGAAGAAGTTTAATTCAAAGGAATTATTATGAAAAAATTAACTATTGAAGAAATGCAAAGTAGAATTAATCAACATAACCCATATAATTCCATTATATTGAACGATAATGTTCATCATACTAAAGTTTTATGTGGGAAATGTAATGAAGAATATCAAACAACTTTTCATACTTTATTGAAAAGTAAATTTACTGTTTGCTCAAATTGTGTTAGACAATTACAAAATACTAAGTTAGCAAATATAGAGGATATTAAACAAGAAATTATATCTTATGGTTTTACACCGTTATTTAATGAATACAAAGGTTGTCATAGTTTATTTTGTGTACAAGATATAAATGGATATAAAGGCACATTAAGTTTAGTATCTATGAGACGTGGTGCTAATATTTCTTATTTTGCTAAATATAATATTTATGCTTTAGATAATTTACGAAAATATTGTATAGACAATGGAATAAATTGCTCTATCCCAAATCAAGAATATAAAGGTTGGGATTCGTTAATAAAAATTATTTGTTCTTGCGGGAAGGAATATGAGACTACTGTAACTCATTTTGTGCATGATAATCAGCACCAATGTTTAGATTGTAGTGGAAGCAAATCTTCTAATGAAAAGATAATAGAAGAATGGTTTAATTTATATAATATCTCATTTATTCCACAATACAAATTTAAAGATTGTGTATACTATAAAGCATTGCCATTTGATTTTTATTTACCTCAATATAATTGTTGTATAGAAATTGATGGAGAGGGACATGAAAAACCTACAAGATTTAATGGTATAGATAAAGATAAAGCACAATTATTATTTAAGCAAACAAAAATTAGAGACAATATTAAAACAAATTATTGTAAAAATCATAATATTAATTTAATAAGAATTAATTATCATGATATACAAAACAAAAATTATAAAAATATTTTATCTTCAATTATTCATTAAGGTGTGACGAACCTTAGTAAACATTATGGCTTAATACTATTGCGGCGAATATAGTTGCCAACCGTGAAGCTTTAAAAAATTTTGGTATAGAAGTTGAAACATCAAGTGGGCAATTGCGTTCTACTTATGATGTTTTATCAGATTTAAGTAAAATATGGGATAAATTAGATGATACTACCAAGGTTACACTTGGTACAATGTTAGCTGGTAAAAACCAATATAAAGTTTTAGCTTCAGTTATGTCTAACTTTGCAACAGCTACCAATGCTACTGCAACTGCTTTAGATTCCGCTGGTTCTGCCGCAAAAGAAAATGAAAGATATATGGAATCTATAGAAGCAAAGGTTACTGCTGTTTCAGCCGCTTTCCAACAAATGGCAACGGCTGTTGTAGATAGTGATGTTGCTAAAGGTGTTTTAGACATAGTTAAAGCATTTGCAGAATTTGGTTCTACAGGCGTTGGTTCTGCAATTACACAGATACTTCTTTTAAGTGGTGTTTCTTGGGGTGGATTACAATTATTAGGTCAAAGTATTCTTCCCGGAATAATTAATTCTTTTAAACTTCTTTCTGGCGTAAGTTTAAGTGCTTTAGCCGCAGAAACAGGTGTATCTACTTTAGCTATAGCTTTAAGTGCTTCATTACCTTATATATTGGCTGTGACAGCCGCTATTGTTGGGTTAGTTTCAGCCATTAAAGCGATTAAATCTGCTTATGATGAAGCAAATCCCTCTGTTGAATCTGCTTATAGTAAAATGGAAGAAGCAAATAATACTCTTCAAGAAGTAGAAGAAAAATATGAAGAAGCTAAAGATAAACTTGAAGAATTAAATACGACACCTTATGAAGCAAGAACAGAAGATATACAAGAAGAAATAGAAAAATTACAAGAATTAGTAAGTTATTATGAGCAAATTGCAGAGCTTAGAAAACAAGATGCACAAGAAGCCGCCGCTAAATATAGTAGAGCGGTTGAAAAAGAGGGTTTAAAAACTGGAAAATATGAAATTTATGGTTCTAATGAAACCCCAGAAGCAACTGCAAGTAGTTTAGAAGCGGCAGTTTATTATGCATCGAAATTAGCGGCTGGAACTGGTCTTGAAGTTGATTTTTCTAATATGGAAAACGCTGTGACCCAATTAGAAAAAGTAGGCGTATATATAAGAGAACAAGTTATAACTATTGAAGATTTTGGTAATCAAGTTTCTTCTCTTTCACAATATTTAAATACAGAAGATATTGCTGTTTTAAAAAATGCTACTAATCTTGAAATTTTAGGGAAAGAATATAAAAGATTAACTTCTTTAGGTGAAGAATATATTAATTCTCTTAAATTACAAGATTTTAATAGTTTAACAGATTCTCAAAAAATATTGTTAACCCAATGGGATTCGATGGTTTTTTCTTATGAATCACTAATAGGAACATTTGCAGAATCTAAAGGTGTAACAGTTGAACAGGCAGAAGCATGGTTAGAAGCCGCTGGTGCATTAGGCGAATATGCACAAAATCTTCTTTCCGCTAAAACAGCTTATGAACAGTTTAAACAATCAATGGAACAATCTGGGGACTATGATGATAGTTTTAAAGGATTAGTTTCTGTATTTGGCGAATTAAATGGTGAATGGGAAAAAGGGCAGACTGGTTCAAGGGCGTTTTTAACTGCTTTAGAATTATTAACTGGTCAATCACTTGATTCATCTGAAGCTACAGATTATTTAAATGAACATTTAGAAATTCTTAATTTGTTATTTGGTGATGCCGAAAGTGGCGGCTCTGGTTTAATTAAAGCTATTCAAGAATTACAAGATGGAACTGATGATTTAGGGGCTTCAATAGTTGAAAATGTAGATGGTAGTTTATCTCTTAGTATTACTGATTTTAAAGCATTAGCAGATAATTTAGGAATATCAGAGGGTGCATTATATTCATTAACACAAGCACTTAAAGTAATGGGTGTTAATTTTAAATATAATACTTCTGATATGATAGATAGAATAAATGAGCTTGGTGAAGGAATAGTTGAATTTGGTGATGGTACAGAGGGGACTACAGTTCATTTTGATAAATTTGTTGCACAAGCAAAAGCCGCTGGTAGGTCAACAGATGAAATTCTTCAAATAGCAGAGGTTTTACAAGAAACTTCTGGAATTAATTTAATGGGGCTTGATGATGGATTAGCTTTATTAGGAACTAATTCAGACGATGGTGCTGAAGCCGCTGGAGATTTAGCTGGGAATTTAGAAAATGTTGCTGGTGCTTCTTCTGGTATTTCTGAAACTTCTTCTGCTGTAAGTGATTTAGCTGGGAATTTAGGAAATGCCGCAAGTTCATCTACTATTTTATATTCTAATCTTTCTGCTCTTTCTGGTTTAAAATTCCCATCTTTATTTGGTAATGCAAAAGGTACTGATTATGCCCAAGAGGGTGATTCTTTAGTTAATGAAGAAGGCCCGGAAATTATTCAAAGTGGTGATAAGGCTTATATTGCTGGTGGTGGTATGCCAACAATTACGCACTTACATCGTGGTGATAAAGTTTTTACAGCGGAAGAAACCAAAGATATATTAAATGGGCAAACTATAGATTCTATTCAAGCCCATGCTAATGGTTCTAAGATTTCAAAATCATCAGTTGGTATAGTTGGTGCTACCACTACAATTTCTAAAAATACATTAGACAAACTTTCACAGAAATCAGTAACTAAAGGTTCATTATCATCATCTGGTGGTTCTTCTGCGTCTTCAGCATCTTCTTCCGCTTCTACCGCTAAAGAAGAATTTGACGCATGGCTTAAAGCAAAGAAACACGCTTTAGCTATGGATGAAATTACAGAAAAAGAATATTATGAAGAATTGGAGAAAATGAATGAAAAATATTTCAAAGATTCTGAAGAATATCAAGATGAATATTGGAAATACCAAGAAGAAGTTTATAAATGGAGAAAAAGTCAGTTAGAAGAAGAAAATAAACTTCTTGAAAAACAAATAGATTTAGAAAAGGCTTTAGGGGAATTAGCTAAAGCTAAAGAACAAAGAATCCTTGTTTATAAAGATGGAAAATTCCAATATGTTCAAGACTTAGATGCAATTAATGAGGCACAAAGGACTGTTTCTCAATTACAATCAGAACTTGGGTATGCGTCTGGTACAACAAGTGCTTCTTCTGGTATTCATTTAGTTGGTGAAAATGGGCCAGAATTAAGAGTTCTTAATGGTGGGGACGGAATTATTCCTGCTGATGCTACAAAAAATCTTTTAAGCTTGGCACAGATGAATACATCCAAATTAGCTGGTAATTTAGGTAAAGCTATGCAAGTTCTTTATTCCTTTAATATAGATAATTTATCTTTGCCAGATGTTAAAGATGCGGCTGGTTTCTTTGAGGGGTTAAAGAATTATGCTTATCAATATAGTTATGCACAATAATAGGGGAAAATAATATGAATATTTTTGATGAAATTATTGGTGCAATTAATGTTATAGTATCTAAAAGAATGGAAAATATATCTTCTTTTGGATTCTGTAGTGTAACCGAAGTAAATGATAAAAATTGTAAAGTAATGTATAATGGTAATGAATATATTTTGCCATTTTATGGGAATACGCCTGTGATAAATAATAAATATCCAATATTTATACCAAATAGTAATTTATCACAGGCATTTATTATAGGTTAAGGGGGCATTATATGGCATTAACAAGACCTATTTTATATTCTACTGTTGCCTTTGATGCTTTCAAAGAACATACTTTTAGTTTTAATGTTATTGGTGGCGACCAAGTAGTAAGAAATAAATTAACTATAATAAGACAATCTGATGGTATAGAAATTTATAGTGGTATTCAAGAAACATTTTCTTATGTTCATACTTTACCCGCTGGCTCTTTGGCTTTAGACCCAAATGAAAATCCAAATGGAAAAGCCTATAATGCTTATATACAAACAGAAAATAGTAATGGTGAAAGTTCTGCAAATTCAAATATTATTCAGTTTTATTGTTTTACTACACCATCTTTTGAATTTATTGATTTTCCAACTATTGTAGAAAATCAAAGTTTCGATTTTACAGTTTTCTATTCCCAATTAGAATCAGAAAGTTTAAATAGTTATAAATTTGATTTATATGATGTACAGGGCAACATAGTTGCTACAAGTGGAACATTATATACGGCAAATCCATCTGGTACGGTAAATGTATCATATAGATTTGATGGATTTTCAAATAATACTACTTATTATATAAAAGCGACAGGAATAACTACACAAGGTACACAAATTTCTACAAATTTATTATCTTTCTTTGTTCAATATGTTCCACCAACATCTTATTCTATTGTAGAATTAAACAATAATTGTGATGGTGGTTATATAACTGTTAAATCAAATTTAGCTTCTATAGAGGGCGAATCTTATCCAGAAACGCCAACTTATGTTGATGATAATACTGCGATTGATTTAACTGGTAATGGTAATTATGTTTCATGGGATAATCATTTTTCTATTGATGGAGATTTTACTGCTTCTTTATGGGGGCATGATTTTAATAATAATACTACTATTATTACAATGAAAAATGAAACAGAAGGAAATATTTTAACAGTTAATTATATAGAAGAAGAAAATAATATGTATTATGTAGAATTATTAGTAAAAGAAAATAATATTACTTATTATATTTATTCTGATTCCGTTTATGTTTTATCTGGCGATAATTTACAAGTTTGGATAAAAAGAATTGGGAATTTTTATAAAATAGAATTATTTAATTCTGTTGTAAGAATACCATAAAATTAAATTCTGTAACACAAGGAATATTAAGGTTAAATATTTTAAGTTAAGAATTTATTTAACGCCTGTATATTTTTTATACAGGCGTTAAATTTAAAAAGGAGAATGAAAGATGTTTTTTATATGTGGATATGATTTTTACAAAGATGAAAATACTTTAAATCCTTCTCCATTAAAAGTAGCAAAATATGATTTAGTGCAATTAGAAAATGGTATATTTTCACATTGGTATATAACATCAGATGGGAATGTGCCATATAATCCAAATCCACCAACTGGTTGGGATTTTCTAACTATTATGGATGCAAATTTTAATGGTAATATAGAAGCTGGTAATGTTAGTTATATTTCTGACCATATTGATGGAATAAAAATTAAAAGAAGAAATATAAATGATTTTAATTGGATAACATTAAAATATGTTCCATTTGAAGAATTATTTGAAAGTTTAGAATTTGTTTTTAATGATAATTTAGCACAAAATGGTATTGAATATGAATATGGATTTTTCCCAATAATTGATGGGGTAGAGGGTAATTATATAAGTAATACAGTATTATCACAATTTAAAGGTGTATTTATTTGTGACATGAATACAATTTATAAATTTGATAAAGGTGTAGAATATGGCGACCTTGAACAAGTACAAAAAATTGGGGTTTTTGAGCCATTTGGAAGAAAATATCCAGTTGTTGTTACTAATGGTTTAATTAACTATGCTAAAAGTTCTCTTAAAGGCAAAATATTAAATGATGATTTTAATGAAACTAAACAAATAAATAGAAAGAAAATAGTAGAAAAAAGAGAAAATATATTAAAATTCTTTAATAATAAAAAAGCAAAGATATTAAAAGATTGGAATGGGAATTACTTTTTAATGATGATTGTTGATTCACCTAAAGTTTCGTTTTCTAATAATTATGGAATGGGCATTAATACAATTAGTGCTTCATGGGTAGAAATTGGTGATGCTGATAGTCAACAAGACTTATATCAAAGTGGTCTTGTCTCGGAGGCAGAATAAAGATGAATGAATTAACTGCTTCACAATACAGAGTTGTTAATCAAAAAATTAGAAATAAATTTATAAAAATAAATTTACTTAATTTTAACTATTCTGTTGTTGATACATTAGAGGGCAATGCTATTGAGGGGTCAATAAATATAAATGCCAGTAGTGATATGAGAAGAACTTGCAATATTTCTTTAGTTCTTACTGATTCTACTTTTAATGTAGAAACTGGTGGTAAAATATGGTTAGATAAATATATTCAAATATTTGTAGGGATAGAAGATTTATTAACTTCAGAAATTTCTTGGACTAATATGGGGATATTTTTAATTAATAAACCTACATATAACTATGATTCTTCTACTAAAAGAATGTCATTTGAGGGTATTGATTTAATGGCTAAAATGACAGGAGTAAGAAATGGTTATATAATGGGCATTAATAATGAGGGATTTACTTTAATTCCTGTTGGAAGTAATGTAAGAAATTCTATTATAGCAGTTTTACAAGAATGTGGATTTAATAATTATGTTGTTTCCGAGTGTTTAAATGTCGATGGGGTTATTCAGAATGTTCCATATGATATGAAATTTGAACAAGGTTCTACATGGTATAATGTATTAACTGCATTAAGGGATATATTGCCTAATTATCAAATATATTTTGATATAGATGGGGTATTTAGATATGAAAAAATACCTTATACAGTTGAAGACCCAGTAATGATTGATGAAGAAATTTGGAAAAACAATGTTATTTCAGAAAATACAGAGATTGATTTTGAAAGTGTAAAAAATGTTGTTGAAATATTTGGTAGAGTACATGACGTAGAAGCTTATAGTGGTTCAGATATTACAAGTGTAATAAGTAGATATGTAGGCGTAACTTGGACTGGTGTAGAAACAATTTCCGAATTTGATATGTTTGCATTTTCTGTCCCTATTGATATGGATTATGATGATGGAATTGTTATATCATTTACTGGAAGTCATAACTTAGTAAATTATAGTGGGCAACCTATTACTAAATTAGAAAAAGATAGATATTATGTTATTTCTTATCAATCGGATGGTACATTTTTATTTTTAGGTGGGAATCAAGCTTATGCTATTTGGAAAGACGAAAATCCTGTAAGTCCATTCTATATAGGGGGAGATATGGGGGAAATAAATATTCCTTTATATGGTGGTGAATATGATAATATTCTTTCTGATGATTTAGCTTTAGAAAGGGCTAAGTATGAAATATATAAAAGATGTAGATTAAATGATGCAATAACATTAACGACAGTCCCTATTTATTGGGCAGATGTTAATTGGAAAATTTCATATACCCCATTTAATTCAGATGATGTTCCACAACAATATATGATACAATCCATATCAACACCTTTATCTGTTGGTGCAACACAAACAATTAAATTAATTAAATTTTATCCTTTTTATCCAATCGTTTAATTTAGGGGGAATAAAATGAGTAATACATATTCCGATTTAACTTTTACTTCATTCCCAGATGAAATACAAACATTTGTTACTATGTTAAATATGGTTGTTTCTGATGGTAATGCTGTAACTGGTTATCAAGAAGCTATGCGTAATGGAGATTATGCGTCAGCACAGCAATATTTTAATCAAATTACTAATGGTTCACAAAAAATATTAGATGCAGAAAAAATAAATACTTTAATGCAAACTTGTGTTGCTATACAAAGATTTTATTCAACAGATATAGAACCTTATTTAAATACAAAACAAACTGAATGGGAAGGAATTATAAATCGTTTTAGCTATTTAGGTGATTATTCCCTTACAGTAAATTATAAAAAGAATAATTTTGTTACTTCAAATGTTAATGGTTATCCACAATTATTTTTATGTATAAATGATGCTCCTGCTGGAACAACTGTTACAAATACTAATTATTGGCAACCTTTAACTTTAAGAGGGGAACAAGGGGCTTCTGGTGCTACCTTAACATTTAGATATACTTGGGATTCAACACAAACTTATTATGTGCAAGATGTTGTTGTTTATAATAATATTATTTGGGTAGCTAAAGCCCAAAGCACAAATCAAACACCAAATATTTCTTCTTCTTATTGGGATTTATTATATACTGTTTCACAAGATACTTACCCATTTTCATCTACCACACCTACTGTTACTACAGTTGGCGATTTATGGTTTGAAATTATACAATAAGGTAAAATTATAAAATGGAAAAATTTCAAGATATAAATACAGAAGATGTCATTTTTAAAAATGACTTTTCTTTCAAATTTAAAAATGGGGATTTAAATGGGGCATTTGATATTTTAGAAGATAATCCACAATTAGATTCTAAGTCTTTTGTCGCAGAAGTAATAAATTTTATATCAAATACCTTATATTCTATAGAAGAAGATTATTATTCAAATACAGATGAATATTTAGATGATTTATCAGACAAGTTTCAATTAGTTATAGATAATTATAGATATATTGGAAGTTGGGATTCTTCTGTTACTTATAGAATTTATAATATCGTTACTAATTCTAATAAATATTATATGTATATAAATCCTGTTCCAACTTCTGGCAATTCTTTATCGAATACTTATTATTGGATGGAGTTTAATTTAAAAGGTCAAAATGGTGCTGATGGGATTGGCATTGATTTTAAAGGTACTTGGGATTCATCTGTTACTTATAATTCATTAGATGGTGTTTATTATAATGGGGGGATTTGGTGTTCTAAAGCAACAAATACAAATCAAGCCCCATCAATTTCAAGTTCTTATTGGGAAAATGTAGTTACATTTCTTCAAGCCCAAATTATGTCTGGTTCTTCTGAACCTACTAATAAATACAATGGGCTAATATGGATAGAAATATTATCTTAATATGTTAGGAGATAAATATGGCACAAAATTATAAAATTAGATTAAAAAGATGGAATGGTGTAGATTTTGACACTTTGAATCTTTCTTCAGAAAATATTTTAATGAACTCTGGTACAAATGTTGAAACTGCCATAAATAATAAACCATCAATAAATGATAGTTCTTCAACTTCATCTAATGTATGGAGCGCACAGAAAACACAAAATGAAGTTAATGGGGTTAAGCCTATAATTGCTTCTGTTACTTTATCTGCTACATGGAGTGGAGCTGGGCCTTATACACAAGTAATAACTATAACAGGACAAACAATTACAAATAAAACAAAAGTTGATATTCAGCCAGATTCTACTGTTATTACTGCCATGATGAATAATGGTATATATGGTCTTTATGTTGAAAATAATAATGGGACACTAACTGTTTATTCTGTTGGTGGAAAAACAAATGCTTCACTTACTATTCAAGTTTCACTTGTTGAGGTACAATAATTATGAGTATTTTAGGGAATCCAATTATAGTTAGTTTAAATCCTAATAAAATGATTCCTTCTTTTACTTATTCCGGTAATTATAAATTTAGATATGAAGAATTGCAGGATGGCACTTATAATTGGGAACTTGCACTTTTAAGTGGTAATAATATAAATTTAAACTTTACACAAGTAACAGATAAAATAGATATATTTATTTGTGGTTCTGGTGCTGATGGCAGTAGGGGTTATTCACCAGAGGGGTATCAACATTATGCTTATGGTGGTAATGGTGGAAATGGTGGAGAACTTAAAAACCTTTACAATATTTCTATTGCTAAGAATACAAACTATTCAGTTAAAATAGGGAATCATGGAGAATTAACAAGTATTGGCATTGGTGGGACAACTTATAGTTGTTCTTCTGGTGGTGGTAAAACTGGTGGTGCTGGTGCGGCAGTTTTAGGCAATGCTTATGGCGGCACAGCTTCAGCAGAAAATGGTAAAAATGGTGTTATAGCTTTTAGTGACGCTACTAATTCTAATAATAGAGATACTAAATTATTAGGATGGAATGGTTATAAATATGGTGCTTCTGGTGGCGGTGGTGCGGCTAAGAATAGTGGCTATTACATTGTAAGAGGAAATGGTGCTGGTGGTCTTGGTAATGTTTCTGGTACTGCTGGTGGTGGTGCTGGTGGTATGTGGGATACATATGGTGAAAATGGTAATGGCAAAAATGGTGTCGGCAACTCCGGTGGTGGAGGTGGCGGTGGTGCTTTTGACCAAAGCACTTATAGAGACTTTCCGGGTGGTACTGGTGGTTCTGGAATAATTATTATTAGAAACCATCGTTCATAAAATTTCATTTTTAAAAATGAACTTTTTTAAAAAAATAAAAAAATAGGGGAACAGTAATTTTACTGTTCCCCTATTTTTTTATTAAAATTTAATTTCTATATCTTCTTCGTTGTATTTATTTTTTAAAAAATTGTTTAGATATTCTTCTATTTCTTCCCAATTATTCATTCTAATGTAAGATGGGAAAAGTGATTTTATATTTTGATTCCAAGGTTGATTAAATAAAATATTTAAAGAATCAGTATATAAATTATGAAATCCATCATCAATTCTAATATCACCTTTAATAACGCCTTTGTCATAACACACTATTACATTATTTTTATTTAATAAATTTGAATTAAAATTTTCTAATGTTTTTCTTATTTTATATCCTAAATAATCGCTTGGGAAAGAAGCGGTAACAAGATAAACCTTATGCCCATTTTTAATAAGATTTTCTATACATTCAACTGCTTTTTTATTAATTTTAACTTCATCCCAAAATGTAAATTCTTCCATTGGTTTCCAAGGATTATTAAAATTTTTTGTATACCAATCCCAACTTTTTATATCATCTTTCTTATAATCTGTTTTATGATTATTATTTAAATTTTTAAGAAGAATTTCCCCAAAATTAGAAATTGTATCATCTATATCTATAATAATAGTCATTAGTTTATCCCTGTACTTCCAAAACCACCCCTACTTTCAGAATCAAGATGGTCTATTGTATTAATTTTAATATTATTAGGCATTTTCTTTACAATTCTAAACTGACAAATTCTATCATTAATATGAATATCTGCACTTCTTGTAGCTAAGACAGGCATCATCCATATATCATTTTCGCCACAATAAGAATTATCAATAATTCCAATACCATTTGTCTGAATGATTCCCCAATTTTTAAAAGATGAAGAACGAGGAACAATATGTGCTTCATAACCCTCTGGCAATTTGACAGAAATTCCAAGGTCAATTAAATAGAAACTTCCGCTAAATAATTTATATTCCTTTGCCGCTCGAAGGTCAATCCAGTCCCCTTTTTCTAATAAATTTATAGGAATTAAATCTTTATTATGATACATTATATCTATCTTTAAAGAATTATCTAACTGATTATTTCTTTCTGTTGAATTAAATACTTCACCCATACACATATATATATCCCTTTCTTTATTGTATATAATTATACCCTATATATGAATAGGGTATAATTATAATAATAATTTAAAGTTTCATTTTACCAGCTTTGGTATTATATTCTGATACTTCTATTTCTACATCAATATTTCTTTGAAATCTTGATGGGAATTTTTTGTTTTCTTCGTATCTTTTATAATTTACGACAGGAGTTTTTTTCTTTATATTTGCTTTACCACATTTTGGGTCTGTCATTTTATAATCCTTTTTTATTGATAATGGTCATTATCATCCATAACACGACAATAATTTGTTTCAAATTCATCTCTTTGCATAAAAACTATATTGTTTCTATCTGAATATTTAGAATATTCATAATTAATAATATAAAGTTCTTCTTCTCTTGAAAGCATTACACAATATTCTTCATCAATAAGAAGTTCTATAATTTTTAATGCAGTTTCTTTATCATGTATAGCAATTGTATTATCCATCTATTTTCCTATCCTTTAAAATTAAATTAAGAATAACACCAACAATTAAAGCAAGGGCAGTAGCAGAAAAACTAATTGTATCATTTCCAACTACAAGTCCACTAATTCCAAGTGAAAGGACAGAAGAAACAATAATTAAATTCTTTTGTTCATTAAGATTTGTTTTCTGAAGCATTTTAATACCACTACAAGCAATAAATCCATAAAGAATAATCGCCGCACCAGCAAATACACAAGATGGGATTGAAGCTATAAATACTTGAATAGGTTCAATAAATCCAAGAAGACCTAATATTAAAGCCGCAACTAATGTAACTCTTGTAGAAGCAACTTTACTAAATCCAACGCAAGCTACGCCTTCACCATAACTACAAATCCCAAGACCACCAATTGAAGTACCAACAAGATTTGCTAAACCCTCACCAATAAATATCTTAGAAAGACCGGGCGTTTTATATAAGTCTGTTCCAATAATGCCACTTAATGCGGCATGGTCTGACAGACATTCCATGATTGCACTAATAGCATAAGCAATAAACATTATAATAATTGGCATTAAAGTTCCAGATTTATATTCCCAATTAGTAAAAGCAAATGTTGGAATTTTAATAAAGCCAATATTATTAAATAATGAAAAATCAATAATTGGATAAATATTTAATAATGTAAAAACTACAGAAACTAAATATCCAGTCAGAATACCAATTAAAAATGGTAAAATTTTAAAGATACCTTTTGCATAATGGCTTAAAAGCGCAATTACTAAAGTTGTAATTAAAGCAATAACAACGCCATACATATTTGTAATACCATTAATTTGAACATAGGTTAAAATAAATGGCATTAAGTTAATACCAATTACAACAGTTACAGCACCTATTAAAGCTGGTGGGAAAATTTTATAAATTTTTTCATAAAGAATTTTAGAAAATATAATTCCAAAGAAGCAATAAACAAGGCAAGAAGTTAAACCTCCTACTGCTACACCTAAATAACCACCAGTTGCCAAGGCAAAAATGATGGGGGCTACAAAAGCGCCGCTATTACTTAAAAACATTGGGGACTTCATTCCAGTAATAATAAGATAAACTATTGTTGATAATGAAGCACCAACTAAAGCCCCAGATGTTGGAACACCACAAATATTAGCAATTAATACTGTTGCAACAAAAACAGATAGAACCATTTGAAATGCAAATAAAATTGTTTTATTAAAAGGTGGTCTATCTGAAATATTATAAATCATTTTTTATGTCTTCCTCTATTTCTTCTTTTTTATTTTTTATAGTTTCCCAATATTTTTTATTTATTTCATTATAATTATCAGGAATTTCATCAAATTCTATATAAGACCAAATATATCCACCATAATAATATTTTTGACCTTTACAAGCTTTTAATATACCAGAATTATCTAAATTAATTTCTTTTGACGCAATTGTAGCATTAGGATATTTTTTTATAAATTTATGATTATTTTTATCATATTGACACACATTCTTTTTTGTTTTATATAAACATGAAGAAATAAATTCTTTTCCATGAAAAACACATTTATATCCAAAAACCATTTTGTTATATAAACAAGATTGTGAAATTGCAGTTACATTACAATTTAAAAATTCAGAAGCTCTTGTCATATTGTCAAAAGTACAAATAAATTTTCCTTCTTGGTCATATAAATCTATCATTTTTCCTCGTGGATTAGGACAATATGGGTCAATTTTTTCTTCATTCCCATAAGCCCACATTAATCCTTGACATAGATTATTCCTTTCTATTGCTTGTGAAATTGTGTGTGATGTAACACCAATGCAATTAGCCGCATACATTTTAGATTTGTATGTATCAACCTTACACCCATCAACAGTATAAGAAGAAATAATATCTGGATGTTTGCCATATTGTCCACCAGCATTTGCAATATTATATCCATTTGGGGCATAAGTTGAATAATTATATACATCATCACACCAATATTTTTCACGGTTATCTAATTCGTTTTCGTCACATTCTTCAAGAACTGTAAATGTAAAATTTTCAATCCCATATTTATTTATTGCAATATCAACAGCTTGTGCATTTTCTTGTCTTAAAAATCTATGAGAATTTAATCTTCTGTATATATCAACAGATTGCCCAATATACTTTTTGTCACTTAATCTGTTTGTAATAAGATAGATACCAGAAATATGATGAGTATTTATATATTCCATATAAAGTTCATGTATATATTCAAACATTTGTTCAGAACTGCCAACTATTACACCACAAGTTTCAATTACGCCTCTTGTAAAAAGATTGAAATAATTAAATTGAGAAGCACATTGATGTTGCGTCATATCCTGTACTTTTCTTTGTGTCATTGTTTTATAAGCGTCTCTTGTATCTGTATGTAAAATTACCATATGTTTGGCAGGATTATTTTTTGCTAATTCTGAAAAAATCCCAATTTCCGTTACTGTGCCAATAGGGGGAACATCATTATCTACACACGCGATAAATAAGTCAGTTTCTTTAAGCCTTTCATAATCTCCATTATAAATCATTGTGCTATCTGCGAATGTAGTTTTATCATTTATAGTGGCTTCTTGTGGAACATACATATCAATTCCGGGCCATGCTTTTCTAATGCCTTGTGCAAGATAAGCATTATATTTAATATCTTTATCATAAAAAATCGAACCAGCTAAATATGCTTTTATTTATAACACTTCTTTCTAAAATATTTTTTTAAATATCAACCTTCCCAATCATATTCTTCAACAAAAATATTATATTCATCATTGTCATAATCTTGAAGAACATCAATTACTGTATAAACTTCACCCTCAAAACAAATCTTTTCTTTCTTTCTTGGAAGACAACAATTTAAATGATTAAGGAAAAATTCTTTCATAAAATGTTCTTTACCAAGTTTTCCATTAAAAATCTTAACAATCGGCATTTTTATTTTCCTTTCTTAACTAATTTTTTCTGCAAATTGGTTATCACTTGCTAATTCTACACCTAAAATTTCATCATATATAGAATTTCTATTTGGAATATATCTTCCAAATTTTATAATTATATTTTCAAACATTGAAAGAAATTTTATTTGCCCGTCAATTTCTTCTGGGTAATAACCAGTATAAATAATAAATGTGTCGCGGCAACATTCATAAAAACGAAAATATGCAATTAAATTAAAAATTTCATCAAATTGGTCAAAAGGTTCTAAACCACCAATTACAATAGCTTTCGTTATAGAATTATTAATATACCTTTCAAAAATTTTTTCTTCTGTTATATTAATTGTTTTTTCTTTTATAAGAGGAAGATTTTGGCAAATATCAATTCCTGCTTCTTTGCAACATTTCCAATCACAAGTAGAAGAAATTAAAAACATTGATGGAAGTTTATAATTGATAAAATCTTCATCCACAATTCCTTTTAGTTTCATATAATATCCTCCTTCTTATTATATATTATATCATAAAAAGGAGGATATGTCAATATACTGATTATATTATTTCGTATTCCTAAGAGGATATTTTTCATTTATTTCATAAAATGTCAAACCTTTATTTATATGATAAATTGCCCCTTTAGTTAAATTAAACATATCAGCTATTTCTTTATAAGATTTGTTTGTATTTTTTAATAAATATTTTATAGTATTTAATTGGTCTATTTTTATTTTTTGTAGACCTTTTTTTATTCTAATTGGGTATGTTATTTCTTCTTTACGATGTGTGATTCCATGATTTATGTCTGCCACAATTTTATCTGTAGTTTTGTATTTTTTAGCTATTTCTCTATCAGAAAGATTGTTATTTTTTAATTCTTTAATAATATTATTTACTATATCTTCTTTTAATGTATTTTTAGGGTTATCTTCCCCATACATTACATAATTTTCGCCACCAGAAGAAATATTATAACCATGTGGAACTTTAGAATTATATTTTTTTATTAATTCTTTCTCTTTTTCATTAAAATTATCTGTCCATTCTAACACAGAAAAAGAAAAATTTTCTTCACCATATTTTCTTATAGCTTGATGTATTGCATAATTATTATTATTTATTTTTGCG